ACACGGTTTCAAAATACGTACCATTGGAGTTATTTCCAGATCAAGAATCTTTACTAAAAGATTATGAAGATTACGAAGAAAACATTGCATTAAAATACCGTCAGGCCGGTGTATCAACGGTAACTGCAGCTTGGGTGTCAAAAAGACTTGTATTTGCAAAAAAAGAACGTCCAGAAAAAATATTGATTATTGCCAACAAACTTGACACATCAATGGAGATGGCAAACAAAATTAGAGCTTTTGTTGAGCAATGGCCTAGTTGGGTTGGTACTGGATTTTCTTCTGATAAAAACTCACAAAGACATTATAAATTAACAAATGGTTGTGAAGTAAAAGCGGTTGCAACATCACGAGATGCGTTGAGGGGTTATACACCAACGGTACTTGTATTTGATGAGGCAGCATTTATTGAGGCCGATGGTGATTTTTGGGCGGCTTGTATGGCATCACTTTCTACAGGTGGTAAAGTAATTGTTGTTTCAACACCAAACGGATATGACCCAATTTATTATGATGTATATAGTCAAGCGGTTAAAGGGATTAACAATTTTAAGATATCTGAAATGTTTTGGTGGAAAGACCCAAGATATTCAAAAGATTTATATTTGGTCCCAACCGATGATATGGTTGATTATCTTTTAAATAAAGACGAAAAAGACCATTCTAAAAATATTTCATTTGCCGATACTGACCCATACGAAAGAGACTATGAAAAAATAAAAGAATATTTTTCTCAAGGATACAAACCATGCTCAACTTGGTATGAGAAAATGGTTAAAAAACTTAAATACGATAAAAGGAAAATTAACCAAGAGCTTAACTGTGAATTTTTGGGTTCTGGTGACAACGTATTTGACTCAAAACAATTAGAATATATTAAAGAAAATACAATCCAGGATGCACCAAATAAAATGATGGGTAATGCACTTTGGATGTGGAAAGAACCAATACAAGGTCATAAATACATTATGGGTGTTGACGTATCTCGTGGTGATAGTGAAGACTTTTCATCAATTCAAATTATTGATTTTGACGAACGAGAACAAGTATTGGAATATGTTGGGAAAATACCCCCAGACGCTTTAGCTGAAATTGCATATAAATGGGGTCTTATGTATAACGCATTTTGTGTTGTGGATATCACCGGCGGTATGGGAATTACAACTGTAAGAAAAATGCAAGAACTTGGTTATAAAAGTTTATATATTGATGGTGTTGATTCTATGAATATATGGGCTGTAAATAAAAGTACAGTTGATAAAATACCAGGAATAAATTTTAATAATAAAAGAGTTCAGATAATTGCAGCTTTTGAGGAATATGTAAGACACAGATTCAAAATACGAAGTGTACGATTATACAACGAAATGAACACATTTGTTTATGTCAATGGAAGGCCAGACCACCAAAAAGGACAGCATGATGACCTTATTATGGGGATGTCAATGGCTATTTATGTTGGTGAATCATCATTCCAAAAGTTAGAAAAAGTAACAGAAAAAACAAAAATTATGATTGAATCTTGGACGGTATCAAATAATGATTCAGTTGGGAAACAAATTCATTTTGACCCAATGATTCCTAATATGAATGTCCAAAATGATAAATTTGGACATGATAGATATTCCGCATCAAAGAAAGATTATATGGAATACGGTTGGTTATTTGGTAGAAGATAATATTTATTGTTATGGGTTTAGCAAGAAGAAAAGTTTCTGGAAGAACAATAGGTGGGTCAAGATTAGTTGTTGACGGACAACCAATTTTTTCTGTTATAAAGTATGTACCAGAAATAAAAAAAACAAGAAAAATAGAAAATTTTGTTGAGGGTGCGGAACCACCAGTTCCAGTAACAACCACAACAACAACTCAACTAATTGTTACTTGTAATATTGAAACCCAATTATACGAAGATATTGTAACACAGGATTACTCAAAACTAATTTGGTGTTAAACATTTAGTATTTAAAAAATATGAATAAATTTTAAATATGGAAAAAAAAGATTTGACAATATGGCAGAAATTATCCAAAACCTTTGGACCAAACTCACTTTTGAATTTGGATCAACCAACGGTTAAATTAGATAAAACTGTATTACTTAAAACAACAAACAAACAAGAATACGAGAAAGAAAAACTTGAACTCCAACAAAGTTTATATCTAAATAATCACTGGCAAAAAATTGAAAACAATTTATATGCACAAGCCGTATATTACGAACCAAACAGAATTTCAGCTTTTTACGATTATGAATCAATGGAGTATACACCAGAAATTTCAACAGCGCTAGACATATATTCAGAAGAATCAACAACACCAAATCAAGATGGTTATGTTTTACAAATTTATTCTGAATCAAAAAGAATAAAATCAATACTTGCAGATTTATTTAATAATGTTTTAGACATATCAATTAATTTACCAATGTGGGTTAGAAATACCTGCAAATATGGTGATAACTTTGTTTATTTAAAATTAGACTCAGAAAAAGGAGTTGTTGGTTGTTTACAATTACCAAATATTGAAATTGAAAGATTGGAACGTGGGATGGAAGCAAGAACAATGAATGCTGTTTTGGGTCCGGAAGTACAATTTAAAAATAAAAACTTAAAGTTTTTCTGGAAGAACAAAGATATGGAATTCAACACTTGGGAAATGGCTCATTTCAGATTACTTGGTGATGATAGGAAACTTCCATATGGAACATCTATGCTTGAAAAAGCTCGTAGAATTTGGAAACAACTTGTATTGGCCGAAGACGCAATGTTAATATATAGAACATCAAGAGCACCAGAAAGAAGAGTGTTTAAGGTTTTTGTTGGAAATATGGACGACAAGGATGTTGAAGCTTATGTACAAAGGGTTGCAAACAAATTTAAAAGAGATCAAATTGTTGATAACAAAACTGGAAATGTTGATTTAAGATTTAATCAAATGGCCGTTGACCAAGATTATTTTATTCCAGTTAGAGATGCTGCACAAACAATGCCAATTGAAACTTTAGCTGGGGCACAAAACTTATCAGAAATTGCCGATATTGAGTATATACAGAAAAAACTTGTAACAGCTTTAAGAATACCAAAAGCTTTTTTAGGATTTGAGGAACCAGTTGGTAGTGGTGATAATTTATCTTTACTTGACATTCGTTTTGCTAGAACCATAAATAAAATACAAAAAAGTATGATTGCTGAATTAAACAAAATTGCAATTATTCATTTGTTCTTATTAGGTTTTGAAGACGAATTACACAACTTTACATTAGGACTTACAAATCCATCAAAACAAGCTGATTTACTTATGGTTTCAGTTTGGAAAGAAAAAGTATTGTTGTATAAAGATATGGTTACAGAAATTGCAAACACATTACAACCAACATCAGCAACTTGGGCTAAAAAACATATATTTGGGTTTTCAGATGAGGATATTAAACTTGAAATACAACAGATTAGATTAGAAAGAGCTGTTGCCGCTGAACTTGCAAATACTGCAACCGTTATTACACATACTGGTATGTTTGATAATGTTGACAAATTATATAAAACTGTATCTGGTGAAACCGTTACTGCTGGCGGCGGCGGTGCTCCTCCACCTCCTCCAGGTGGTGAGGGTGGTGCTCCTCCACCTCCCCCAGGTGGCGAGGCGCCAATGATGGATAGTGTTGAAAACAAAAATTATAACATCCTTTTAGAAAGTAATGATTTAGTAGAAGATGAATACATTGATTTATCAAAAGGAAGAAATTCATTAGGAGATATTGAAAAAGAATTGGACAAATTACTAAATGGATAATATTTATTAGAAAACTTTAAAAATGAAATTTGGTACAATAAAAAGCAAAATAGAAAAAATATTAACTGAAAGTTATTTAGACGAAACATTTAAAGACCAAATGTTTGTCTTTGACCAACTTGTGTTAAAAAATAAAAATATTAAAAAATTGTATTTTTTATACGATGAGTTATCATCTAATAAAGGATTAGAAAAAAATCTCGCAGAAAATTTTATTAATGAATGTACTATTGTATTTGAAAATACGGTAAATAAAATTACAAAAAATCAATTAAAAGATTTAGAACTTTGGACAAGTGGTGTTAAAGTTAAAAATAACTATGAGGACATTGATAATTTGTTTACATCAAATGTTGCTCTTTTAGAAAATAAATTAAAAAGTAAAAATTTAATTTCTGAAAACTTACAGAAGAAAAGTGAGGAAAATTTAGAAATAAATACAACTTTAGATAATTTAGTTGACGTTGGAAACAAAACAATAAATAATTATTTGTCAAATTTAACCGAATCTGAAAAATTAAAAATAAAAAATATTCTAAAAGAATCCGATGAAAAACTAAAACTTAAATTTGATTTACTAAAAGAAACAATTATTGAGAAACTTACTGATGTAAAAGAAAATGAAAACGATAAAGAAGTTCTAGAAAAAATTAATCTTACAATAACTAAAGTTCAAAATGAAAACTTTGATAAATTAAATTATTTAAAATTAAAGGACCTAGAAAAAGGTTTATGAATTTAAGAACTTTTCTTTAAACTTCGCCTTATTTAAAATCTGTCTTTTTTTGACAGATTTTTTTTTGTATTCTTTTCTATCATTTAAAAAAGAATTTTGTCTAGTTTTAATAACCTTACTTTTAAGTTCTTTTAGGGCCTTCTCAATCCCACCGTTTTTTACTTTTATAATTAACATATTTGATATATATTACAAAATTACTTAATTTTTAAAAAAATAAACTAAAAATATGAAAAATATTTATGAAAAAAGGAAAAACACTAAAACTAACTGGTTTTAGAACATCCAAAGTCCACTACGGAACTGTAGACTCAAAAGAATTCAAATCACTTTACTTAAACATCCAAACTTGGGTTGAACCAAAACAAGAACCAGAAAATTGGAATCGTGTTGTTTTAAATCTAAACCGATCCGTTAAACATTCTGTTTACAATAATATTGATAAATCAATTTTTGATGACAAATTTATTGTTGACTTAGATTTAAGAACATCTGGATTACAGTTAAAAAAGAAATCATTTATGAATTTAGAAATCAATATGTTTTTAACGACAGAAATGGATTTTAAATCACTAAAACTTAAAAGAATTTTAAAAAAATTAACAAAAGATATATATGGTGATGTCTTTTCTAATAGTGAATATTTTAAATTTTATTTAACAAAAAATGGAAATTCTAAAACAGTTAAAGTAAAAACCGAAAAAGTTTAATATTTATAATAAAAATTTAAATATGAAAATTTTAGCACCAAACGAAACTGGTAAGGGAATTCTTATTGAGTATGACGCAGGGTATATAAATCCAAAAAGTGAGGGTAATCATTTTATTATGGAATCCAAATCTTTTTTAGACCACTCAAAACCATTTGAATTCTACGCAGTTTTACAAAAATATAATACACCAAATAGAAATGGACGAGTATACCCAGAAAAAATATTAAAAAGAGAAGCTGACAACTATAAAAAAATGATTGAGAAGGGAACTTCACTTTCTGAACTTAATCACCCAGAATCTTCTTTAATTGATCTTGACCGAGTATCACATATGATTACAGATATATGGTGGGATGGTCCTGTATTATTAGGAAAATTAAAATTACTAACATCACCTGGTTTTCACGAAAGAGGTATTGTGTCAACAAAAGGTGATATGGCCGCAAACTACTTAAGACAAGGTGTTACATTAGGTATATCATCAAGAGGTGTTGGTTCTTTAAAAAAGGTTGGGGAACAAAATGAAGTACAAGATGACTTTGAACTTATTTGTTTTGACCTTGTGTCATCACCATCAACTCCTGGTGCTTATTTATTTTTAGATAAAAATGACCGTCATAAATTTGAGGAGAATTTAGAAGAAGAAAATAAATTAAGGAATCAAAGAATTTCTGGTATGGAAGAAGAAAGTTTAGACAAAACAAAAAAGTTAATGGATAAACTATCATCTTTTCTTGATAAATAAAAAAATTGTTCTTATTATTTAAAAAAAATAATTATGGAACAAGGAGAAAAATATTTTGTAGCAAAAATTACATCAGACCTTTTAGATAGTGAGTCTGGCCGTGTAAAAAAAGTAAAAGAAGAAAAATTAGTTTTGGGTTATACCCCAACAGATGTGGAAGCTAAAGTGACTAAGGTTTATGAAAACTACACAATGGATTGGAGAATAACTTCAATAACCGAAAGTAAAATTGATGAGGTTATAGATTAAAATTAAATTTTATAATTTTTTTGTAAAAGGGGATAATTTAAATTATTCCCTTTTTTTATTACCCAAAAAAGGATTTTTTACAAAGTCAACATATTTATTATGAAAACAACTAAAACAAATGAGTAAAAAATCAATGGTTGAAGAAGCGTTATTTCAAATTAAAAATGTTGAAGACGCTATTAACAAAAATGCACAAGGAATACTTTCTTCTACAATGAAGAAAGAAATCAGTTCTCTAGTAAAAGAGTCTCTTATGGAACAAGAGGAGATTACAGAACCAGAAACAACCGATGTACCAGTTGACCAAACTATGGAACCAGAAATGATGGGTGACGAAGCAGGTATGCAGAGTCAGGAACCAGAAATGACTGGTGACGAAGCAGGTATGGAAGCAGGTATGGAAGATGTTGAGGAAGTACCTACTGATGACGAGACAGTAGATTTAACCGGAGCGTCAGATGCTGAGGTATTAAAAGTATTCAAAGCTATGGGAGATAGTGACGGTATTG